GGTTTCAATTTGACGTCGGTTTGAGGTTCCAGAACTGTAAGCAGTGCCTGCGCTATCTGTTTCTTCTAAGTATTGTAGTGTAGTAGCAGTAGCCATTTTATTCTCCTATTAAGAACCAAGTGTGATTAAGCCTTGAGAACCTAAGTGTTGTACATAGGCCTGAAGACGAGTAATAACGTTTGCAGATCGTGAAGCGTATCCTGAGATATGCTCGAAATCTTCCATTTCAAACTGAGCATCACTATCGAAACCGAGTTTAATAAACTTGGTGTTCAACATGTAAGCGTGAATGTCATCAGCACCAGTTCCGTCACCGTTAGCAGGAAGGAAAGGATCAACATAAAGCATTGCACCAGCAAAGCTAAGAGCCAATCGGCCACCGTTGATTTCTGATTTGTTATCAACATAGAACTCTTGAGAGAACAAAGCGTTCTTGTAGTTACGGAAGAAATCAGCAGAGCAGACGATAAGATCTGGAGCTGAACCATCTGGAGTATTGATTTGGCACTGAACATAAAGATCAGTAAGATTTGAAATCATACCTGTGGTTAAATCACCTGCAAAATCTTGGAATTGATTGTTGTAGGTTCCAAAGGTGCCTTTATCAATTCCACCAACTACGTTTGATTGAGAGCCGAAAGCAGCGTTCTCAAAGAAACCGGTAGCAGAACCAGCACCACCTGAAATACCATTGAAGGTGTTAAGTTCAGTAAGGATAGTTGAACTATTAGCAATAAGTTGTTTTTCAACTTCTCGCTTAAGAAGGCCCATAACTGATTTCATACGTGCTTCAGCAATGTTGATGATAGCGCGTTCGCCTCTGTTTGAAAGTTCTTCCTTACGGGTAATAACGATAGGAGCAACGAAATCACACCAGTTGTAAGAACCAACACGAAGTGCATCCTTAACTGCGAGATTTACGGGCTCATAGCCGCTTGAAAGTTGTGTGATTGAAGAGTGCTCTTCAAGAATTAATGGGACGTCGAGCTTTTGCCCGCCATCGTACGTTTCTACTCCACCCTGCTCACGCATTCTGTCCAAAAGAGGAACTGCCTTGTAAAGGTTGTCAACCTCTTCGTCCAGAAGAATTCGCAGTGTCGAGGAGAGAATGTCATTTGAAATTGCCATTTTAAAAAATCCTCATATAAAATTATTGGCTTGTTTGTTTTGTTTTGAAGAATATTCCCACAACGGGAGTTCTGTAAGATAGCGTATTGTGAGAATGTCCAGGGTGGGTTCTCATAATTTGCATGTTATTTTCTATTTGTTTTTAACCACTGATAAATTTCGTAACCTTTCAATCCTTTAGGTGGCTTCATGTCCGCCCCACGAGCGGGTGCAGCCATCTTTAAACCCACATCAGCCATCACTCGTTTTCTCTCACCCAATTCAGCTTGCATTTCTTTAAGCTGTGCTGCCTGAGATTTACTCTTTGCTAACCAATATGCGTCTTGCATTGATAAGTTTTCGTTCTGTTTTAAAAGCTGAACAATCTCACCTTTGTAATCCAGAAGATCAGGGTTTTCTGTTTTAAATCGTTCTAGTTCTGCTTTCTTTTGCGCAACAAACTGTTGTTCTCGGATCGGTTCCATCATATCATTCAACCGTCTGGCAACCTCTTGCTCAATTCGTTGATTGAAACTATCTGTATTGTAGGGATCCAGTTCAATAGTTTCTCTTGAAGCTAGCTCTTTAATGTTCTGATCAAACTTAGAGTTGGCAACTGCTGCCATTCTTGCTTCTAAATCTTTCCTCTGTTGCGCTAATTCTTGCGTCTTTCGTGTGTAATCAGCCCTGAGATTTGATAGCAAGTTTCTTGCCTCATCAGGTAATTCATTTATCACACGATTGTAATCCATTCCTTTATGGCCACCTTGATCTAAGCCATTAATGTTCTGTAAAGATTCGATACCAATTGTATCAGGCATTTCAACTTTACCGTTCTTTGCCACATCTAACGCTTTTGCTATTCTGTCATTACCAGAATTGCGTTCCTGGGCCTTTTTATGCAGTGCCTTTAAATCTACCCCTTGAGTAGTTTCAGTGGATTCTGCAGTATTCTGTGTTTCAGTAGCAGTGCCTGTTGGCGTATTGCTTTGTTCTATTGTCATGTATTTACCTCATTCTTGACATCATTAGTTCTTCTTCATCCATCTCTTCATCTTTCATTAGAGATCCGTCTGGCATTGAATGCATTCCCTCTGGCACTTCTTCAGTTTCCATTGTTATTTCAACTTCTGTGTCCATCGGTTTTGCAAGATAAGATTTAAAGGCTTTATCTTTAGCAGCAGCATCTAATCTACCTGCAGCCATCTTTAAGCCTTTATCATCTGTAAGTTTTTGTAAATCAATAGCATCACCAATACCAGCATCTGAAATGGCTGAATTTACCATGAGTAATGCTTTAACATGATCCAAAGGTAGTTCACCTTCTAAATCTGATTCAGGCATTGGAAGAGGTGGTGCTTTAAATAGTTCCAGAGCTTTATTCAGTGCTTGTGTAAATTGTTGCAATGCTTTTGCAGAGTATTTTCCAGGAGGAACCTGCATAATCATTGTCTCATCTTTAACATCTTGCAGTTCTGTAGCTGCTTGCATACCTTGTGCTCTTAATTGATCGATGGCTGGTGCTGATTCGGCTGCCATCATGTCCATTTGATTTCTACTCATTTGTCATAATCCTTTGAAAGTGTTCCGTCTTTTATCATATTTTCTACAGAGAATGCTTCACCAACTGCACGTTCTTTATCACCTTTGTATTTGTTTAGTGTTGATAAATATCGCTCACGAGTGGATTCCATTTTCCCATATGTTGCATGGTTATTTTCTTCTAACCTATCCAGATCTGACATAGAAGCTCTTGACAAACCTTTCGATTCTGCATACTTGTCAGCTTCATAGCGGTTAGCAAATCGTTTTCCCAATGACACATTGTAATATCCATCCACACCATACTTATGCACTTCATCTCCACCTACGAAACTAATGTCTCTGGGTTGAATGTTATGTGCTTCATATGTGATATTTCTCCAACCTTTTCTGCCACAATCACATTGTCCGTAACGTCCAAAAGGTTTTTCATATATCTTATCGCATGGTTCGCAATAATAAACCTGATCTATCTCAGCCACTATTTACCTCCAGGTGGAAGTATGGTTTGTAAGTTCTGTGGCCCAATGGGTTGCGACATCTGCTGTAATTCCACTGCATCAGGGCCAATAGCTTGTCCACTTGCTTGTGCTTTAGCTGCTGATGCCATTGCTGCTGCTTGTTCTTTCAGATTCTTTTGTGCATCTGCCATAAATGATTCAGGTAATCCGAGAGATCTCACCATCTCTTCCAACAAAGTAGTGTTAGGCACGCCTAACGTTTGTAAGAGTGGAATAGATTGGATGAACTCTCTCTTACGGACAGATTCTGAGATAGGCGTTGATGCTTGATCTTGTGCATAGATTTCCCATGCCTCATCTAAATCTGAAGCCACAACTGCACGTGGTGCATTACCAATCTGTATTACATCTCTAACATTCTCAACATCCATGTAAAGCCGCAACATGTTGACATAAACTTTGGAAACACCTTCAATCATTCCATCTCTTTCTCTCGCAAGGCGTCCAACTTCTGAAGATGTGTATGCCGCCAGTGCTGCAATCTCTGTAGCAGATGCCCGAGTGCTTTCGCCTCGTGTAAAAGGCGCCAGTATCGAACCCTTGTCCTTATCGCTTTGAACCTGTTGATAGTAGTATTCCAACTCAGGCGGAGTAGGGTTCTGGGGGAGAGGACGTACCACACCAGCCAAATCATCATCATCCACTTCAACAAATAAACCATCAATTCCAGTTGTAATCTGTGCCATTTGTTCTTCATCTAATGCTCCTCTTCTCACCAAGTATTGTCTACTTGCTTTTCTAACTGCATTAGCCTGAAAGGTACGAATCAGATTTGTTTCGTAGATTTGATCGTAGATACGTCTCATTGCACTGTAACCGTCCAATGGGCAATCAGGTATACGATTAAAGTAAAGTGGCACGATTGGGATTACAGGTTGTCCCTGGGTATCGATAAAAGGTATCTCTTCTTTGAGTAGGAATTTATCACCATTCTGCCAGTTAGGTGTCCAAAAATAAACTTGTCGTGTATGCAAATCAAAGATTTCTGTCACTTCGATAAACTTGTAGTAATCAAATGAACTATCATAAAAATCTGCTTCTTTATCTTTTTCAAACATGTATTTCTGAAAGTAATCAACCTTTTCCACAGGATCAAATTGCTTATTACCAAAGCGATGTGTGGCATCTACCAGATTGATGTAGTATTTATGGCCGACATATCTGCAATCTTCCCATCTTCTGGCATCTCTATCAACAATGATTTCCCAAGGAGGCACTGCAACCATGTCCATCTTGGTGTAGAGATCTTCAGAACGTGTCGGTAAGATTTTAACAAAGGACATAGGATAGAGGAGAGCAAGGCGTGCAGCATCTTCTATCGTATTTCTTTGCTTGATGAGCCAATTATTTACAACTGCTTGAGTGATTTCTGCATCACCACGGCCTCTGATGCCACCTTTAACGATAACGCCAGGATTGCGGGTAAAGAGTGACGAAATGTAGCTCTCAATGTAGCCATAAGCATCTGCTGTCTGAATGTAGATCTGTTGATCCTGAGAAGCATGTTTGCTCCAGAATTGTGTCTCATATGCAGATTTGTATTTAAACAATTCGTGACGATACTCTTCCCAATATCTATCGTGCGCTTCACCAATGGCTTTGATGCTGCGTGGTGTTAGTTCATATTTCATTTATTGCTCCAAGTTCTTATCATACCTTGATGGCCGCCTTGTCTCAGTATTTGCTTAGTTCTTTTCTTTTTTTTGTAATCTTCAATCAAAGAAGCTCTAACAGATGCAAAACTCGGCGCCGGTTTTATCTTCGCACTCCATAATGCCAGAGCTGTAGCAATGATTAAATCATCATGTCCATCATGATTTGCAGGTGCATCCTTAGTAATCTCCATACCTCGCATCTCCTGCCATAAATGTTTATCTACAGTGCACACTATCCTATCACAAATGCATTCTTTCATGTAATCCAGTATGGCAACCTTATTGTGTTTAACCGTCTTCCATGGCCTTCCTCGTTCATCGTAGAACAAGTTACGCACACCAAACTCTTCCAATCGATAGAGCACTGTGCCACCTGGGCCATTAGATTCTACAATTGTAAAGGGTTCTCCCCACTCGTAATATGTTTCTGCCACCACTTCAGCAAACTGAGCAGGTGTAATAGTATTGTTCCTGTAATGATACATTATCTGTCTGGTGGTGGCCGATACAACTGTAATAGTAGAATAATCAGAACCCACACCGTGAGCGACATCCACTCCCATTGCATACCTATCTCCTTGAACTTTATCTGAATAATGACGGTGATGATGTCCACCTAAATCAACAACCTCACAAGTATCTAAGATGTCTAAAGGAAAATAAGCCAATGAATTGGTAAAGAACGCTTCATCAATCGTGGCTGGAAACTCTCTTCTAAACTTCTCAATACCCATTGTATTGATCTGTGTTCTTCTCCAATACATCTGTGCTTTGGACAAACCAAAATCTTCCATGATGGATTTCTCTTCATCTGTCATGTCAGGAACTTGTGGCTGATGAAACTGAGATTTCTTTTTGTAATTGTCATGATGATACCAGGGAAAGAAACAAAGCTTCCATCCATTACCTGGTGAACCCATAATCAATTCGTGGAACTTATCTCCAGGCTTGTTCGGAGTTGTCTCAATGACGATTTGGCCTCCTCCAACTGAGCTGAGAACGTTTGCAAGCAGATCATCAGCATCATCGAAGAAAGCAAACTCTGAGATGTGTGTTGATGTGAATGTGAAAGATCTGGTTGCTCCAGCCTTACCGGAAGCTGTGAAAGATCTAAGAGTTGAGCCAG